AGACTATTAACTTTGGTCTTGCTTATGGTATGGGTCCTCATAAACTTGCAGATACACTTGACATTAGCACAACAGATGCCGAAGAGTTGATTAACAAGTATTTTGATGCGTTCCCATCTATTGGTGGGTTCTTAGAGAAGCTTGGTAGTTATGGTAAGAAGTATGGGTACATTAAAACCTTTCCTCCTTACAATCGTAAGCGCTGGTTTCCTAAATGGTATGCTAAGATAATGCACAGCAAGGCAGACAAGATGGAGCTTGGTAGTATTGAGCGTGCATCTAAGAATACACCAATTCAAGGTGCGTCTGCAGACATGACTAAGCTTGCTCTTATTTATATGCGAGACTTTATTAAGAAGACTGACGTACCTGTTAGGATGGTTATGACTGTTCACGATCAGATAGATACTATATGTGATATAGATTATGCTGATAAATGGGTGGTACAAATGACTGAAATGATGGAGAAAGCAGCATTAGTTGTAGTTACTAACGGTTTGCTTAAGGCAGACACAAACATTAGTAAATCATGGGAAAAGTAAATGTACAATCGACAACAATTGAAAGTAGAGCTGAAGAAAGAGTACAAGTTACAGAGTACGATATTATATTTGGAGCTATCAGAAGAGAGTTGAAGATTACCAGACAGCAAATTATTAGTAGAAGTAGGTTTAGAGAGATAGTAGAAGCAAGACAAATGTTTTGCATGTTTGCAAGAGATCTAGTAAAAGAAGGTTCTGTAAAAATAGGACAGCAAATAAAAAGAGATCACGCTACTGTACTATACTCTGCCGCTTCAATGCGTAATTTGTGCGCTGTAGATAAAAGATTATCAATTGCTAAAAACTATATAGAAAAAGATATAGTTTCTAAACTAGATAATTTAAATAAACTTAGTGTTCCTATTTGTGAGCACTGTAAACAACCAATATATGAAGAAGGGTTATCATGATTACACTCCTATTATAAAAGAGGAGAAAAAGCCAATGAAAATAGAAAAGGTAAAAGCTACGCACGAGCCAAAGTATATAACTACTCCTAGCGGCATTAAACATATGATTTCTGATGAAAGGGGTATGGTAGTAGCGGGAACTGATGTACTTATGCTTGGTTCTAAATTGCCGGCTATACATAGCATACCAAAACCAGCTAAAAGTATTTGGAAAATGAGTACTAAAGACTACATTAAATATAATGGTAAGTTTTAGTGAGCAAGCTACTTGAGTGCTGCATTGTTTTGCTGTAGTTGAGGGAGGTCAAAAAACATCTGCTGTTATCGCCTCCCTTGCTACTATTTAAATTTAATTTTATTAAAATGGAAATTGCATTAGGAGTTATTGTTCTCATAGGTATATTTATTGTATGGGAAGTTGTAAAATACTCAAATCAACAAAAACAAATTAGAAAGTATAATGAAAGGACTAATTCACAAGATGATGTGCGAAGCTGTAAAAAGGAGAAAACATCTAAACATAGTAAAAAGGCTGTTGAGAATAAAGTATCAAATAACGATAAGCCTAGAAAATCTTATAAAAAGAAAAAGAAATCTGTAAAAGATAAAAACTAATGACTGAAGAATTACTAAGCGGCATTGTAACTGCTATAGAAAAACTTGTAAACACAAACAAAGAACAACAAGAGGTTCTTGATTTATTAACTAAAAAAGTATTAGACCATGAGCGAAGATTGGTGGGATCATCTACCGAATCATCCAGCGAACCAGCCTGATGTAGAACCAGAGTTTACCTCTGACAACCTACAAGAACTTGAAAGCGTCGAGATAGAAGGGATAGACACTAAAGATCACCCTGATTATTGCGACGCTTTTGTGGCTAATGCTGTTTGGTTTGGTAGAGAACTAACAGACGATGAGTTAGAAATCGTTAATGACGATAGTGACTTTGTGTATAAACATACTATGAACCATTTAGAAAATTTAGGAGATTAAATTATGGACCAGAAATCAATTGATTCGTACAAACAGCTCGCAGAAGATAACGGGCTAACACGCAGACAAGTACAAGTACTGCAAATACTTAAGAACGAGATAGGTATGGGCACTAACCGCATGATAGCTAAGAAACTAGGTTGGGATATAAACCGTGTAACTGGCCGTGTCAAGGAGCTCAGATCAAAAGGACTTATTAAACATGCAGGTGACTTTGAAGATAAAGAAACTAACAGAACAGTGAACCTATGGAAAGCGTCATTGTAATGCATGAAGTCAAAACTGTAGAGCAGAAGAAAGCTCTTAATGCATGGGCTAAAGGTGGTTACTGTGGTAGTATTATCGCAGGCACCGGCTTTGGTAAGTCTAGATGCGGTGTACTTGCAATATGCCATGTTTTAGACCAAAACTATGCTAAGTACAATGTTTTCTATCCTGCTCTTGTTCTTGTGCCAACTGTACAGCTACAAAAACAATTTAAAGAAGAATTTATAAAATGGGGCAAAGAGGAATATCTTAAAGATGTAGAAATACTTTGCTATCAAAGTGCTTACAAGCTTAAAGATGTTGACTACTCAATTGTAGTCTGTGACGAGGTACACCTTGGCTTGTCTCCACAGTATAGAAAATTCTTTGAGAATAACAAGTATCAGCACCTACTATGTATGACTGCAACACTACCAGAAGAAGAGGAATACAAAATAAAATTACAAGAAATCGCACCTATAAACTATAGGATTACACTTGACAAATGTGTATCTTTAGGTCTTGTTTCTCCGTATGAGATTCATTGTATTCCTGTAAAACTTACGGATAGTGAACAGGCTGATTATAAGAAGGTTAACAACAAGTTTATCTACTGGAAATATCAGCTAGGGAACTTTGACGCCTTTAATGAAGCTAAAAGAGTCCTTGCAGATAAGTCAGCTCCGCCTGAAAAGAAACAGGCTGCTGCGCAATTTTACAACTGCATACGAGGTCGTAAAAAGATTGTAGATTTTGCTAGCGAGAAGAAGGATGCTTTACAAAAACTTGTAGTTAAGAATATAGGAGAGAAGATACTAGTATTTGGAGGCGCTAATGCTTTTACTAACGAATTGGCGGAAGCAAATGAACCATTTTCTACAGTATATCATAGCGGTAAGACAAAGAAACAGAGAGAGAAAGCTATTGAGGATTTTAAAGATGGTACTAAAACTGTACTTTGTAGTACTAAAGCGCTAAACCAAGGATTTGATGTACCTGATGCAGGTATAGGTGTGATCTGTGGTTTGACTAGTAAGTCACTTTCTATGATACAACGTGTAGGTAGGCTTATTAGATTTCAAGAGGATAAAATTGGACAAATTTATATCCTATATGTAAAAGATAGTCAGGAACAGAAATGGCTGACTAAGAGTGTAAACGGCCTAAAAAATGTAACATGGCATTAAAACAAAGACATGCAGATAGAAATAGATATACAATTATTAGCAGATAATGATATTAGTGCAGATGATTATCTTGCACTGTATGCTTTATATAGAAAAGGGTACAAAACCTTAAAAAATCTGTCTCTATCTCCTAGTTGGGAAAAGTTACAATCTAAAGGCTTTATTAAACTTGGCAAAACACTAGAAGAACATGTCATTAGACAAGAGTTTATTGATTTGTTCGCTAGTGATTTTGACCAAATGTTTAACTCTTTGTTGCTTAAGTATCCTATGAAAGTTAGGACATCTACAGGCATCAGAGTGTTACATGCCTCTGACCCTAAAGCCAAAGCTAATAAAAAAGCTAAGGATAAGTACCGCAGGGTTGTAGGTAACAAAAAGTTTATTCATGATCGTATTATGGGGCTGCTAGATGTGCAGCTGCGTATTGATCGTGAGAGGCTAGAGTATTTACAAAACTTAGAAGTTTGGATTAATAACCATACTTGGGAAAAGTATGTAGACATAGAAGACAATGGAAAAGAAAACTCAGGACAAAGAACTACAAGAAAACTATGATGTATTTAAATCTAGAGGATTTCAAAAGATAGATAAAGCTGTAAGGCAGTCTATTGCTATTGTTAAAGAAGCTAAACTTGGTAACCGTGAGGTTTTCCCAACGTCTTGGCCCAGACTTAATAGAAATTTACTAGGTGGACTACAAAGAAGTAAACTGTATGTTATTGCGGGACGCCCAGGTGTGGGTAAATCAGCATTTAGTAATCAGCTTATATTTGATGTACTTGACACAAATAAAAGCAAGAAAATAATTGTATTGTATTGGACTTTCGAGATGCCCGGTTACCAACAGGTGATGCGTTCAGCCTCAAAAGATGTTAGAAAACAGATGGGAGATTTATTATCTGTCGACTCTCCTTTGTCAGATGTAGACTTTAGAATCTACGCTGCTAAGGTGCAGAAGTATGGTAAGTATCCTATTTACTTTAACAATATTCCTAGAACTATGGAGTATATCCAAAACACTAACAGGACTCTGTACGAGGATGATCCTGATACAGTTGTTGTTAATTTGTTTGACCACTCTCGTTTGATACGCGGTACAGAGGAGACAGAACTTAAGAAGTTAAACACAATCTCTAAAGGTTGCATGCTTATGCAGTCAGAGTTTGGAGTTATTAACATCTTACTGTCACAGCTTAACCGTAACATAGAACAAGAGCACCGTGCTAAAAATCAATACCAACCTCTGCTAACAGATTTGTTTGGGGGTGACAGTATTGGTCAGGATGCGCACGTCGTTATGATATTGAATAGGCCTTATGACTTGTACAATATTACAGACACCTATTGCAATGAGAATCCTAAAGGATTACTTGCATGTCATTTAGAAAAGAACCGCGATGGTTTGCTTGGTATGATTGGATACGAGGCAGACATGAGCACATTTACTATTAAAGAAAGAAGATAAAATGGAACTACCAAAAACTAAAGTAAAGGCAACTAGAAAGTCGCCAAAAAATATGATAATATATGGTGCGCCAAAGATTGGCAAAACTACTGTGTTATCTAAGCTTGATGATTGTTTAATTCTTGACTTAGAAGAGGGATCTGATATGGTTGACGCACTTAAAGTAAAAGTGACTAGCCTAAAAGAACTTGGAGAAGCAGGTAAAGCAATTCATGAAGCTAAAAAGCCATATAAATACGTAGCTATTGACACTATCTCTAAACTAGAGGAATGGTGTGAAGCTGATGCTAAGGTATTGTATATGCAAACTCCAATGGGTAAAAACTTTGATACAAAGAATCCTGGAGCTTCAGTCTTATCATTGCCAAACGGCGCTGGCTACTTATACTTAAGAATAGCCTACAAAAAATGGATGGACAGACTGAACACTCTAGCTGATCACATTATTCTAGTTGGACACCTAAAGGATAAAATGCTTGAGAAGAAAGGTAAAGAAGTGGCTGTGAAAGACCTCGACCTTACTGGTAAGATTAAGCAAATTACGTGCGCAAATGCTGACGCGGTAGGTTATTTATACAGAGAAGATGAGAAAACTATGGTCTCATTTGATTCTATGGATGACATTACTGCAGGTAGTAGATGCGACCACTTAAAGGGTAAGACCATGCCCCTGGAATGGTCAAAGATTTTTATTGATTAACCGCTTTAAACCAAAAACCAATGATTGAAGCAAGATTACCAGAAGCAAGTGTAGATAAAAACCCTACACCAGAAACTATTACTATCTCTATGATCTTAGATGATCTAGACAATGGTACTGATCGTAAAGGAATTCAAACTAAGTACGGCCTAGACACATGGGAAGTAAAACAAATGTTTGAACATCCTAAACTAAAAGGCAAAAAGCCTCGTAAAGTTAGAAAGTTATCTTTTGACTTTGTAGACGATACTGTACAAGCTGTAGATCCTAATCAAACTAGTATACCTACTTTTGAAGAAGAGAATCCTCACTATGAAACTCAAGAGTTTACACAAAGAGAGCAAGATCAAATGCAAGCGCAAGCTTGGGAAGAGCAGAATCAAGTAACAGGAACAACTAATCCTTTAAATAATTTATAAAATGGCTATTAAAAGTAATTCTAGCGAACAAGAAGTATCGGGCGGAGGCATTAAATTGTACTCTGGCCTCAGTAATTTTAATGTAATTGCTGTAAATCCTAACATGTCAGAGCTACACGCCCTAGGCATAAATGTAAAACAAGAACCTAACTACTATGTAGAATTTAGTGGAGAAGAGTATTTCAAACTAACCTTCTGGGTTAAGAATGAAGACTTGACTACTCGTATGGAGATTCTTATGCAGGATAAAGAAAAGACTTCTCAGTCTGGCAAGCACCTGTATATGAACAACATAGGTCAATCTACATATTCAGAGGCAACGCCTACATATGACTGGTGGAAGAATACAGACAGTACTCGTAAATCTTTTGTAGGTGAGCAGACTTTGATTGACTTTGTTAAAGCATGGGCTAACGTTGCATATGGCGACGAGGTTGTGTTTGATACAATGTCTAAAATTGTTAAAGGTGATGTAACAGAGCTTAAAGCTTTAGTTGGTATGTTGTCTAGCAATGCAGTAAGATTACTTATAGGTGTCAAAGATGGTAAGTATCAAAATGTATATCTAAGATGTTTTGGTAGAGTTAAACCTCAACGTGATGATTTATTTGTTAACGCTCTTAACGACGAGTACAAATCTTTCAATGCAGAGTTTAATTCTGACTTGAAGTGGGGTACATTTACGCCTGAGCTGACAGTTGTTACTCCTGATGATGATTCTTTAACAGAAGAAGATACTTGGGTATAATAATTTGAACCTATGATAAAGAGCAGAAGAAGTGAAGATCATCTTCATACGGACGTTATACTTTCTAAGATTAGTGAGTATGATGTATTCAAATACTACTGCCCAAATTTCATAGAGCTTAATAAGAAGTTTTGTAGTGATCTAAGGAAAGACCAAAAGCCTGGTGTAAGTATTGTTTGCTGGAAAGGTAAACTCTTATACAAGGATTTTGGCTATCCTGATCATACATTTGACTGCTTTAACTACGTTAAGTTCAAGTATTCTTGCAATTTTGTAGAAGCTTTGACTATAATTGATAATGATTTTAACCTTG